CCGACCCATTTCCTCCAAATATCAAATAACAAGGGATCATTGATCCTTGCAAGGATATCATCACCGTTTACCAGAACAGGGAGTTCTGAAATTCTAAATAATCGCCCGTAATATTCCTCATAAGCTGCACGAACAGCAGCAAAATTTACAGCACAGAGTATAGGAAAGGATAATGGACTTCCCATAAGTTGTCCCCTTGTCTGAACAAAACCCTTAGAAACAATGCTACTTCCAAGATCTCTCTTGTAATGTATACGTTGTTTTCCGAGGGCAAGTCGAGCTAAAGATAACGACCTTTTCTGACCGAAAATAACCTCCATAGCAGTTGTTGTGACATCCATGTGCATCTCATTCGTAGATGCTGAATAATCTCCTGATATAAAATAACTGGGTTTAAACCGAGTTTTCATATCGTCAGGTAGAGCCTTATTCATTACATCATACAAAATAGTATGATCACATGGTTCTCCTATGAGCTGAAGTTGTCTCCACTGTCTGAGTGAAGACCATAAAGACTTCTGCATGGGTTTGAGGAACGCATAGACCTCCGGGGTACCGGCGGTGATTATACGAATTTTTAGTGGTTCACGTATTGTGTAAACCTGCGCATCACATAAAACATCTTCTCTGATCGACCAAATATCTCTGTATTTATGATAGAGGTCAACAGTTGGTATACTAATACCATAAACTGCTTGAACCTTCCAGCAATAAGGCTCATACATAGATAAGAGTTCCTCCTGATACTGGATGAGACCTCTCTCACCAGCTACTTCCAAACGTAGAATATGTCCTAGAATTCCACCGTTTTTCATTGGGGCTTTAAAGCCTGCTCTCTTACTAATTTGAAACTTCTTAACAGTAGTTTCGAAGTCGTATGAGACACTAGAAAAACAGGGATCAACTTTGTCAAGTTGATTCGGATCACTCCGAAAGAGTTCATAGGCCGTCCTTTCTACTTCATGGATAATGTCAGGACAGGAACTGGGTTCTGTAGTCATCAATTCTTCATATCTGAGCAATTCATTAGAGATATGCTCATCTTTCATGCTTGGAAAACCTCGCTTTATACCTAGTAGAAGAGTTTCACCAAAGACTTCTCTCAATAGAAGAGAAGTATTGGATAACTTTTTCGAACTTCGACACTTCTGTAAACAGAATTTTCGAAACTCACTATCTAATAAAAAGCCAGGAAGTTCCACACAGTCTTTCTCAAGATCTGTACAGTCGACATCTCGACTGCGACCTGAAAGAATACAGCTATGAAGTTTCAATTGTTTGATCACAATACCCATATAATCAAGAAGAAAGTATTTCACTAAAAGATCCTTTAATTTAAATCGTGTATTATAGTGAAAAGTTCGCGCGAACATTATAAGAGTTCTTACAAAAGATTCCGATCTTTTGAAACAAACGTCAATATGGTTTGACCAGTCCATTTCAAAGTTCTTTGTAAGAGGTTTAAGGGAAACCTTCAGCCCCTTTTCTCTCAGCTTGGTAACAAGAGTATAAACGTCAGATGACTTATTTACTCTTAAACCAATAGAGTTGAGGAAAAGTTCGGGATCGTGAGTACATTCACCTGATAAGTGAATGCCGCTACGTCCGGATACCAAGGAACGCAACTGAAGTCGAGAGACTCTCAGATATGAGAGCTCGTGATCTTCCTCGATGAGGGGAGTGTATGTTAAGTTAGAAATAACTGAGCAAGA